TTTACAAGAACTTGGACTCTCTCTGATGATACAAAAGTAGAAGATGTAAAATTTGAAGATGGAATGCTTACTATTAAATTAGCTAAGGTAGTTCCAGATCATCATGCAAAAAAAGATTACCTTTAATGCCATGAAAATCACTACACCGTTTACCGTAATTAAGAATGCAGTCAGTGACATCAAAAGAGTAAAGAAGAAAGAGAAAGATTGCAAAAAAGTAGTTTTATGATATAATAGAACTAACTATTGTTATGTAATGGATTATAAAACTGCTGGAGTTGACATTGAAGCAGGAAACTCTTTCGTAAATAAAATCAAAGACACCGTTATGTCCACTCATCGACCAGAGGTTATGGGTGGATTTGGTGGTTTTAATGGTGCAATTAAAATACCACCTCAGTATAAAAATCCAGTATTAGTATCAGGCACTGATGGTGTTGGAACTAAACTCTCACTAGCACATATATGGGATATACATGAAAACGTGGGTAAAGATTTAGTTGCAATGTGTGTGAATGATGTAATCACAAGTGGAGCAGAACCATTATATTTTTTAGATTATATTGCCACTGGTAAATTAGATCAGGATAAATTAGGACAAGTTGTTAAAGGTATATCAAACGCTTGTATTGAAGCAGGTTGTTCTCTTCTAGGTGGTGAGACTGCAGAGATGAATATAATGTATACTGATTTAGAATATGATTTAGCAGGATTTTGCACTGGTGTTGTGGAGGAAGAAAATCTTATTACAGGTGCAACTATTACTCAAGGAGATGTAATTATAGGTATTGAAAGTAATGGTCTTCATAGTAATGGATTTACATTGATAAATGAAATGTTATGGAGACACCAATTAGCATATAGAGATGTGTCTGAGATTGGTGATCCAACTTATATCTATGCAAAAGTGGTAAGAGAAATATTAAATAATTTTGATCGTGTAAAAGGAATGGCACATATAACTGGTGGAGGTTTAGTTGAGAACATACCACGTATTATACCAAAGGGTCTAGGTGCTCGTATAAATTATGATGCTTGGCCATTACCAAAAATATTTTATCAAATTATGATGGCAGGTGAGATATCGCCAGAAGAAATGAAAAGGGTATTTAATTTAGGTATTGGTTATTGTTTAGTGGTAAACCCAGATGACCAAGAGTATGTCAATGATTTAATCAAAGCATGTGGATTTAAATCTTGGACAATTGGTGATATTGTGGTATAATTATTAAAGGAGAAAAAAATTATGTCTATTAAATTAACACTTTTAAAAACTGGCGAAACTATTATCTCAAATATGCAGGAATTAGTTGAGGATCAAAAACAAAAAGCACCTCATGCATATCTTCTTAATCACCCTCATAAAATTATTACAAGGAATAAAGATTTTTTAACTGAAGAGGAGTTAAATAATAAAACATATGGTATAAACGTCTTAATGACACCATGGATTGTTTTATCAAGTGATAAGCAAATATTAATTCCAGTAGATGCTGTTTTGGCAATCGTTGAACCAATTGATGCCATTAGAAAAATGTTTACTGAAAAACAAGAAGTCAAAAAAGAGGAGGAAAATTTAAATGAGTAAAGATATAAAATGCATATTAGTTGAAGTTGATAAACTTCTAATTAGTGAGATTGAAGAGGTTGATGCTGAACTTGGAAATCCAAATTGCAAGTTAACTAATCCAGTTGTGTTTGAATCTCTTGAGAGGATGAAACCATTAGTGGAAGCTTCCAATGATAATGTTTTTATGATAAGGTCAGAAGACATACTTACAATCGCAGATCCTACATCAGAGGTGATCGCAAAATATAAAGAACTCACTTCATGAGATTTTATACAAACGTCCAAATGGTTGGTGACAACTTCCTTGTTCGTGGTTACGAAGATGGCAAACACTTTGCGACCCGTGAGAAGTTTTATCCAACTCTTTTTGTTGATTCTAAACGTAGAACAAAATATAAAACACTTGATGGTAGATATGTAGAATCAGTTGAACCTGGCACTGTACGTGAGTGTCGGGATTTTATGAAGAACTATAGTGAGGTTGAAAACTTTAATATCTATGGTAATGAAAGATATATCTATCAGTACATCTCTGATAAGTATCCAGAGATTGAAGTTAAGTTTGATATTGAAAAGATTAAATTAACTACAATTGATATTGAGGTGGCATCAGAGAATGGTTTCCCTGATGTAGAATCATGTGCAGAAGAAATATTGTTAATCACATTACAAGACTATACTACAAAACAGATTCGTACTTGGGGTCGTGGTGGTTTTAATAATAAACAAGAGAATGTTATCTATAAAGGATTTGATACAGAGTATCAACTTCTAAGTGACTTTATTAACTGGTGGATGATTGAAGAAAATACACCAGAAGTTATCACAGGTTGGAATAGTAAGTTGTATGATATTCCATATCTTTGTCGTCGTATTGATCGCATACTCGGTGAGAAACTTAAGAAAAGAATGTCACCTTGGGGATTGGTGACAGAAGAAGAAACTTATATTGCAGGTCGTAAGCATATTTCATATGATATTGGTGGTGTATCTCAGTTAGACTATCTTGATCTATACAAGAAGTTTACTTATAAGGCACAAGAATCATATCGTTTGGATTATATTGCAAGTGTTGAACTCGGTCAAAAGAAACTTGACCATAGTGAGTTTGATACCTTCAAGGACTTCTATACAAAAGGTTGGCAAAAGTTTGTTGAATATAACATCATTGACGTAGAACTGGTTGATCGTCTTGAGGACAAGATGAAGTTAATCGAACTCGCACTGACGATGGCATATGATGCAAAGGTCAATTATGAAGATGTGTTCTATCAAGTACGAATGTGGGATACGATTATCTATAACTACTTGAAGAGAAGAAACATTGTGATTCCCCCAAAGAATCGTAGTGGTAAAAATGAAAAGTACGCAGGTGCATATGTCAAAGAACCGATTCCAGGAAAATATGATTGGGTGGTTTCGTTCGATCTTAATTCTCTGTATCCTCACCTTATTATGCAATATAATATTTCCCCTGAGACCCTCAAGGATGAACGACATCCAACAGCTACGGTTGATCGAATCCTTCAAGAAGAGATAACATTTGAGATGCATAAGGACAGTGCGGTGTGTGCCAATGGTGCAATGTTCCGCAAAGATGTTCGTGGGTTCTTACCAGAACTCATGGAGAAGATGTATAATGAACGTGTCATCTTCAAGAAAAGAATGATCAAAGCAAAGAAAGCATATGAAAAGACAGCAACGAAAGAACTTGAGAAAGAGATTGCAAGATGCAACAACATCCAAATGGCGAAGAAGATATCTCTTAATTCTGCTTATGGTGCTATCGGCAATCAGTACTTCAGGTATTATAAACTAGCAAATGCCGAAGCAATTACCTTATCTGGTCAGGTATCAATCCGTTGGATTGAAAATAAAATGAACCAGAAAATGAACAACATATTAAAAACGGAAGGTGTAGATTATGTTATTGCAAGTGATACTGATAGTATCTATCTCAACTTGGGTGATTTGGTCGATAGGGTATACGAAGGCAGAGAGAAAACTAATGAAAGCGTTGTTTCGTTCCTTGACAAGGTGTGTGAAAAACAATTTGAGCCTTATATTGAGAGTTCTTATGAAGCGTTGGCCAAGTACGTAAATGCGTACGATCAAAAGATGTTCATGAAACGAGAGAACATCGCTGAACGTGGCATTTGGACTGCAAAGAAAAGATATATTCTAAACGTATGGGATAGTGAAGGTGTTCGTTATGATGAACCCAAACTGAAGATGATGGGTATTGAAGCAGTCAAGTCATCAACTCCTGCACCTTGTCGCACAATGATTAAAGATGCACTCAAGTTGATGATGAATGGCACTGAGGAAGATGTGATTGATTTTATTGATGAATCAAGAAAGAAGTTCAAGACATTACCACCAGAAGATATTGCATTTCCTCGCACAGCATCAAATGTGCAGAAGTATCGTTCAGTATCTTCAATCTATGAAAAGGGAACTCCTATACATATACGGGGTGCTTTACTTTTTAATCACTATGTCAAGAAGAACAAACTTGATAA